CTCTGACAGTACGGGTGATATTGGTTGGTGTTCAATCGTGAGGACATGTAAGCTTTTCCGGTGTTTCTTTCTATATTTATTACATGTTGTAAGTTTCTTTACTCAAGGACAAACAGACAAAGGAGAAAGACAGTGATCTACACAATGGGAAATGGTTGCTATATCGACGGAAGTCATTCCAAGGCAATTGAATTTGATATTGCCGTCATTGACTTTGCAATAGAGCATGGCTATCAAGTTAACAAAGACCAATATGATGCTGACATTAAAGATTATAAAAATGATGCTACCCGAGAAGATGACTTCGACATTGAAGAATGTCTGTACTTTACCGCCGAAGATGCGGTAGAGTACCTAAATGGAACCGTACCCGACGGGCTTTGTTGGCATATAGATGAACAGTCTTTATTCTTAGAAGAAGTGGAGGAGGCATAATGTCTAACAGCGCACAAGAATACGCGGAGACTATCGTGGAGGAACTGCTCGGGGTTGAGGATGCGTGGGAGTATGTGGGCGACACGCTCGACTACAGAATTAAGCGAGATAGTAGCAATGATCTCGTGGCCGTAGAGTTGTTGGTAACGTCCGGTGGACCGACGGCTTGGGTTGCTTTTGATAGTTACGGTACAACCGTTAAGGTGTCATGGGGTGGCGATGTCGCCACGATTGAAGCCGGACGCATGGGCCTAGCTGAGAATGTTCTAGATTATTTTGCGGATATACTAGCCTAGGCCTATGGTGCCTACCCTGTCTACGGGTAGGGTGGGTGCCATACCCGTAGGGTAGACAAACAAACAGACAGAAGGGACGATAGGCAATGGACTACGAGACAGTGTACGCATACGAAGCAGGACAGGAAGCCATGAAGAAAGCACTAGTGGAGTCGTTTGCGCAATGGGCGGTGGCGCACCCTGACGGTGTTGTGAGCGATGAGCTGTGGAGTTTCGTTGGCATGGCACAGAAAGTGACAGTCAAGTGATGGAAGCGAGCAGGCTAGTAGAGACTCCGCTACGCGACGCGCCGAGGTTAGTCGAAGCGGTTATACGTGGCGGGAAGACCGCGTGGCTATCGCTTGAGCCTGACTCCGGTAACGTGTTTGTCAAGGTAACTATTGTCGATACCGGAGTGATGAAGATTTTTCCGGGCGACGAGTTTTTGTGCTGGTTGCAACCGATAACCAAAGGCGACCCCTATTATGACACGATCATGGGAGGTGATGAGGATGACTAGTTTGCTGCCAGTGCTAGTGTTCGCTGGTATTGTGCTTCTCACTTTCACTCTCACTTATTTTTTTACCGCTTGGGATAGGCTTAAAGGTAAGCCGGTAAACAGATTGTGTTTGCTTGTGATCGGATCGGCTATATGTTTTGTTATTGTTTTGTTGTGTTCTTTTTTCATTGACCAATTTTGGAGGATGTAGTAATGGATACGGATAAGATGACCAGTTCTTCGCGGGACTACCTTGCGGTGATGGTGCTAGCACGGTTGCTGTACATGTCATATTGTGATCACAATAAGTATGCGGCTAAGCCGGCACCCTACGCCCCTGGTTGGGCACACGAGTACGCACAGATCGCCGTGAGTACGTTCGGTTACGATGACAGCGACCTCGACAATGTGCTGGCCCATGCTGGCTTAGGGGGTGCGGCATGAAGTTTATGTTGCCTCTCACCGGCACGGAGCCGTGCTCCGAGATTGACCCAGAGCTGTACTACAATGATGTCTCACCAGATCCACGCTACCTGCACGACTACTTAAGACAGATATGCCGTGGCTGTCCGATCCTTGACGAGTGCCGAGAGCACGCCATCAAGCATGAAGAGTGGGGCTTCTGGGGCGGTCTGTCAATGACGGAGCGGATAGCGATACGGCACGAAACAGGGGTAGCGTTCGTTGGTGTGAAGATGTATAATCAAGCAACAGTAAAAGAACGTGAGCGGCTAGCGAAGGAGGCCAAGGATCATGCTATGCAACTACTGTCGTGAAGCTGGAAAGGCTAACGGGGTGTGGCGCAAGAGTCGTGACCACAAAATCCTTGAGCGGGCTAGCCTTCTGCATAACCTGTGCCTAGGTGATTGCACCTGCCAGCACGCTACGGGTGAGAAGACTTTAGGCATTCATAGTGGCCAGTAAGCCCTGGTCACACCTGTTTGATTACCTGGCGGAAGGTGGGCCAGACTATCGCTTTGGTGGGCCAACCACGGTCTGCCTGTGTGGTGGCAACATGTTTGCTATCTTCGCTACGTTCGACGATAGCGGAGCACTAGCAGGCTACCTGCTTGACGCTAGGTGTGCCTCGTGTGGGGCACACATCATTGCACCAACAGAGATCGACGAGAGGAGTGACTGGCAATGAGTGAAGACTTTGACTACAAGCTGTGGCTATTGGATCAAGAAGAACAGGACGCTGCAATTTTTTCTTTTGATGGGAACCACGAGTGATCACATGTCCCTGGTGTGAGCAAGAAACCCCCGCTAGAAACAATGGCGGGGGTTCTTGTGGTGCTTGTGGTGCTCGTCTACCACTCGTCATCCTCCCAGATATCGGTAATGTTGTCACTTTTGACAGCAGTGATAATGGTGATGGCTAACCAGCCGGCACCAACAGCGAGAATAGTTACGGTCGCAATGGCAATCGTTGCTACATCCACGGTGGTTCACCTCCTAACCTGTCCGATAGTGCCCGAAGGGCTGACCTGATCTTACGACGTACAGTAGTTTCGTGTGTGCTCATGGTTGCAGCGAGAATGGATACAGTCATGCCACCATCGGCAAACCTGTTGCGTAGCAACACCTTTTGCTCATCATTGAGTTTCTCATAGGCAAACTTAACGTCAACGATCATGGCTAGCCTGGTGTTGCCTTCACTCAAGCGAGGTGGTGCCTTGCGTTCATTGTCTTCGGCGTGTGACTCTAACGACCATGACTCCTCATCGAAAATGTCAGGCAGCAGCTCATGCAGGACAGACTCAGAGTAGAAGGCATGGTCTGATACGTCGGTACGGGTGATGCGGGCACGCTCTCGCACCACAAACCTCATGCCGGCACGGTATAGGGCAGTGTTTAGCTTGGCCTTGCCTTTCTTTCCCTCGTCGCGCCACTCAAGGACGCGCTTGTAGTTCTTGCACATCCACACATAGCATTCTGACTGCACGTCCTGCGTATCGACGATGTTTCTCTGAGCACGGTTGACCCTACGGGCAACACCCGTTGCCACCTTGAGTTCTGTGTCATCAAACTCAATCTGCGTTACCATGCGTACATATCTCCTTCAAAGACAAAGGACTTGCGCTGGATGGGTACGGGTACAGGTGTGACCTTCTGTCCTTCGACGTAAAGCACACCGAAACCTTGCTGCCAGTTGGCTACACCTTTGGTGTAGTGCGCTTGCCTTAGATCCATCAGGTTACCCACCTCGAAGCCCCATAGGGATCTCGTTACGGAGCCATTAACGCTAGTGGTGGTGGGCACAAGGCCCATACGGTGCGTATGACCACACACCACACTCATACCTGTCTTGCGGACAAGGCCAGCAGCGGTAGTGCCGGCAGTTTGTGACACACCAGCCTCGTCGCCGTGCATGGCAACCCAACCGGGAGCCACAGGGTATGCCTGCTTATGGTAGGTAATCCCAAGCTCTGGCAACTTAAGAAAGTTCTCTAGTTCAACCTCAGGTAGGCCGAGTAAACCAGGGATACGTCGCATGATGGCATTAAATAACCTGTCGGTATGGTTCGAGCGCATCACATGCTGCACTTGCAAGTCTCTCAGTACCTGCACGGTCACGTCACGATCCTTGCCAATCGTGCGGGTGTACTCACCTGGTGTACCCTGCGTCCATCGTGAGATGGTAGGCAGATCGATCTCATCGCCGATAGTGATAACGATATCGTTGTCTTGCTTCATGTCCGTAACGCATTGCGTTACAGCATCAACGGCGCGTTTATCATGGTAGGGAACTTGCAGGTCACTGATTACCCATACTCTGTGCATAACTACCTCTCAAGTAGCGCCCCCTCCTGATGGAGAAGGGTCACATGTCACCCTTCTTGACTCCAGGCCACTCGCCACGAAGAACCATGAGGGCCACGATGGAGTAGCCGATCATGTCAATGAAGGTGTCTTCTAAGGATTCAAAGTTATGTGAGTCCTTGTCGATCAGGTTAACTGCTCGCGCTTGCTTGTCATACATGCGTGTCAGCACCCCCCGCATAGGGCCAAAGGGTGACTCTGATATGTTCTTCGGGCCATAGTCCTCATGCTTGCGAACGAATGTGTGTTCGACCTCGCCAAGGATGCGGGCGATAGGCGTATCCTCATGCTGCTTTTTCTTCATACGCCCACCTGTTGTCTCACTGCGTCACGTCCACCGGACATGTACACATCGTTAACGTCCATGCCGGATGGCATAGACACAGCTATGGCTGAGTCTACCTCTTTGCACACTGTCTTGCCAAACTGTCTCCCAGCCTCGTCGCCATCGCATAACACGACCACTCTAGCATAATCAGACATCAATAGTTTGAAGTGTGACTGCCACGAGTTAGCTCCCGGCACGCCGACGGTGGGCAGGCCACACAATCCTGACGCCGTGATGGTGTCGATCTCTCCTTCGCAAAGGAATAAGACGGTTGACCTGATGAGCAAGTCTTTGACGTTGAATAGTTTCGTGGCAGCGCCGGGGCGCGACAGGTACTTAGGTGACTGTTCACCTATGGCACGGTATCTGATGTCCACGGGGCCAGCGGGGGTCAGGTAGGGGATGGATAGCCTATGGCTGTAGTCGTTGTCGCCTGGGTTGTCACCGGTCACGAACCCTAAGCGGTATGTATGCGCCACCTGATCTGTTATTCCCCGACTTAAAAGATATTCTCCCACCTGATGAACGTGAGTCTCCGCCCTGGTAACTGTCTCCTCCAACAATTTCCTCGCAGAGTCGGTAAGCCTCACCCCAACCACACCCCTCTACCTGTTGAATAAGCCCGACGGTTGTTCCCTTGAACCCGCATGAGAAACAATTGATGCCTCCAATTCTATTGCTTGCCCGACACGATGGTGTCCTGTCCTCGTGTAGACCACACCGGATGGTCTGCCATACACCCCTTGGTGCCGGCACAACCCACCCGTAGTGCTCTAACACTTTCCATAGGTCACCTTCTTTGTAAGTGTAAGAGGATTTCTGCAAAGTCATCAGCCTCCATGACGATGTAAGATTTAGATACTCCACTGTTACGTCGCTTCACCGCAGCGGCACCGATCACTAAGGATGCGGGCATACCGGTGTTGCGTGCCTGCCACCTTAGCGCCTCGCTGGTGGCTTCCTTCATGTAACCCGACAGGTTAATGGCCTTCTCGTTCTTAGCCTCAAGGATCAAGGCAAGGTCATGCACTCTGATGATGATGTCGCCCTCATCATCCTTGCCACGTCGAACTAGACGTGTCGCATTAAGCAGATGAGATAGAAAGAATCGTTCTAGGTCGATCTCAAACTGAGCACCCTTACGCTTCGATGCCCTTGCCCTGCTAGATGCGTCACTCATCGTGTCCCCAGGTCACTTATGTGCATTTTCGCTGGATCATACACAAGCCAAGATGCCGTCTGACCCGACGGGTCGGCAGGCCCGTACCTGTTCTTCACCGGACACACACCCATGAACCCAGGGTTAGTTGATGCCACGGTAAGGATCAGTGCAGGTGTCTGCGCTACCTTACCCTGGATGGCTGAGCGTGGTGGGCATGGATCAGAGTGTACCGCTTCCGATGTGTGATGCAGGACTAGGAAAGCCGCATTGGTTTCTCTAGCCCACCATTTAAACTCACGCAGCAGGCTACGCATGGAACCCCACTCATCACCATCGGTGTGGGTGCAGTCAAGCAGATTGTCCACAACTACCAGCTCGGGGTAGTTTCCGTACAGCTCGAAGAACGCATTGAGTTCTTGCTCTATGTCGTTGAGTCCAGGTGCGGATTCAAACGACCAGCGGATGTGGTCAGCGTGTGACAGGACATCGGATGTCCATTCAAGGTTTTCCATAGCAGGCTCAATGATTGATTGGTCTGTGTCTGTGATCATTGCCGCTAGGCGCAGACTCATGGTGTGCTGGTGTGTGTCTGCGGAGAAGTACAGTGTGGGTCGTTGGGCGTGGAGCGCCCAGTGTAAGGCTAGTGTTGACTTGCCTGCCCCTGGTGGCCCTGCGATCATGGACAGTTCACCGCGTCGTGGGTGAATCTGCCGTGAGGCTAGGCTTGAATAAACTGTGGGTATGGTTGCCGCTACTTTATCACCGATCATCACGGCACGATGTAAACTACGCATTAGACTTGCCTCCCATGTGTTGACTGTGTGGGGCCACGACCGTGGATTGACCGTGACCCCACACTGCGTCGGTTATTCCGACTACGAACGCATGGCCCTCACATACTGATTGACAAGCGAAGCGGGGAGGCGACCGCGCTTACCGACCGTGATGTTATTATCTGAGGCCCAGCGTCGTACAGATGAAACGTCTGGAGTAACGGTGCTTAGGTCAGGTTCTTTAACGTCAGGAATAAACATTTTATTGCCTCTCTAGGATGCGGGGTAGGTTTTCTTGCACTGGGAATTGCGGTCAGGGCTAGCGCACGCATAGAACCCAGCGTAAGGCTTACCTGTTTTCTTGCTGATACCAGCGGGTATCAGCTTCATGGGCTGACCGTGCTCACAAGTGGGCGAAGGCCCGACGGTCTCAGCAGCCGGTGGTGGTGACCACGGGTTAGACGACGGCACCCGTGGTGCTGCGGGTGCAGCAACGGGTGCGGGAGGGACGGGTGGTACGGCACCCCACGCAGGCTCCTGTGGTGCTTGCACTTCGGCATTAACCAACGGCAGGGCATTGACTGCACCGATGAACAGGTGAACGGATTCAAAGAAGTTCTTTGATTCATCAGCCAGCAAAGCCCAGTTAAGCTGGAACTCCCCGTGCGTGTCGCCACGGACAGTCAACTGGACATCGTGATCCATGATGCGAACCCGAAGGTTCGACGAGAACGGTGATTCACTCATTTCTGCTTGCCTCCTTTGTTAAACGGGCCACCATCTGGTGGCGTTCCACCAACAGCATAGCAGTACGGTGCGACCATGCAAGTCTGACACATGGACGTAACGTGCGGTAAGAACTTTTTCTCACGAACAGAATCTTCAAGCACAGACAACCAGTACGAGATTACATCATCGGTGTACATGGTGAGAGCACGAAGGTTAGGTGTCTCTGCCTTGCGTGACATGTAGTAGCCGCCAAGCATGGGGTTGACACCACCATTCTTTCTTAGTGCTGCACCATAAATACCCAGCTGCGTTGTCGATGCGGGTTCACGAGATCCTGTCTTTAAATCAACAACAACAACCTCACCGTCAGGTGTTACGAACACACGGTCAATGAACCCCTTGATCTGAACCGCGTCGCTTGTGTCATCACCTTCAAGGTTGCTGTCAAGGGTGAGTAGGAACTCCCACTCAATCAGCGGCTGATCGTTGATGGTGTACAACTCCCACCCCGACGACTGCCTCCAGCGGACATAGTTTTCAAGCATGGACAGGCCATTGAACTGCCACCATGACCCGTCTTCTTTGTTGGGCCACTGCTTAGTGGCACGACCACCGGAACGGAAGGGCTTGTCAGGGTCAACCCTTTCCATCTCTTTATCCCATGCCTGTTGCCACAGTTGCTGCAGCGGACGGTCATCGCCGGCATCCCAGTATTCGGTGGAGGTGTGGAAAGCTGAGCCTCCCACGAACCACCATGCCTGCTGCTCGGGCACGCTGAGCACCCTGGTCAACCGGAACTTCTCACCACATTGTTGGAATGTGTCTAGTGCAGAGTAAGACAGGTGCTTTTTACCTGTCATTGTTTCAAGTGTTGGTTTCATTTACTTACCTCCTTGATCGGAGGTTAGCATAGTTATTTCCGACACGCCGAGGTTTGGTCAAAACTTGCGTGTTGCTCCCAGACAAATACAATTACGAGGGCGGGTGCCCGAGTATAAAGTACTTACTGTTTTTATAGTACTTAATGTATTTGTGAATCGTCTGGGCAAGGTAGGTTAGGGGTCCAGTTACAATGACTCATGTAATTCCAAGGAATGGGGGGGGTTGAGTGCGCTATCTGAGTTGCTTTAGCGGCATTGGCGGATTAGAAGCCTCCACACCGCCGGTCCTTTTTTGTGCATCTGCACCATCCGCCACGACACAACGGAGGTCCCACGCATGACCACGACCGCTCACCCCGAACTTGACGGCCTTGGCCGATACGACTACGGCTGGCGCGACTCCGATACCGCCGGCGCCAATGCACGACGTGGCTTGTCCGAGGACGTGGTGCGTGACATCAGCGCATTGAAGAATGAGCCTGACTGGATGCTGCAGATGCGGCTGAAGGGTCTGCGTCTGTTCGAACGCAAACCGATGCCCGTGTGGGGATCAAACCTGGGGGGTATCAACTTTGACTCCATCAAGTACTTCGTGCGTTCCACGGAGAAGCAGGCAACAAGTTGGGAAGAGTTGCCCGACGACATCAAGAACACCTATGACAAGCTCGGCATCCCCGAGGCGGAGAAGCAGCGTCTTGTGTCTGGTGTTGCGGCCCAGTACGAATCAGAGGTCGTCTATCACCAGATTCGCGAAGACTTAGAAGAGCAGGGTGTGCTCTTTCTCGACACCGACTCGGCTCTGCGCGAACACGAAGACCTGTTCCGCGAATACTTTGGCACGATCATTCCCGTGGGTGACAACAAGTTCGCTGCACTCAACACCGCGGTGTGGTCGGGTGGGTCGTTCATCTACGTACCCAAGGGCGTCAAGGTCGACATCCCCCTGCAAGCCTACTTCCGCATCAACACTGAAAACATGGGGCAGTTTGAGCGTACCTTGATCATCGTTGATGAGGATGCCTACGTGCACTACGTTGAGGGTTGCACGGCACCGGTTTATTCATCTGACTCGCTGCACTCGGCAGTGGTGGAAATCGTGGTCAAGCCCAGCGCACGATGCCGCTACACGACGATCCAGAACTGGTCCAACAATGTGTACAACCTCGTCACCAAGCGGGCGGTTGCACAGCGCGGAGCCACCATGGAGTGGATCGATGGAAACCTGGGGTCGAAGGTCACCATGAAGTACCCGGCGGTGTGGATGACCGGTGAACATGCCAAGGGTGAGACTCTTTCGGTGGCATTCGCCGGTGAAGGACAGCATCAAGACGCAGGCTCCAAGATGGTCCATGCCGCGCCGCACACATCGTCGAACATCGTGTCTAAGTCCGTAGCCCGTGGCGGCGGCCGTACCTCCTATCGTGGTCTTGTTCAGATCCTCGAAGGATCACACGGCTCGAAGAGCACGGTGAAGTGCGACGCCTTGCTGGTAGACGATATTTCGCGCAGCGATACCTACCCGTATGTGGATGTGCGTGAAGATGACGTCTCCATCGGTCATGAGGCGACCGTGAGCAAGGTCAGCGATGATCAGTTGTTTTATCTGATGAGTCGAGGAATGACCGAGGATGAGGCGATGGCCATGATCGTGCGCGGGTTCGTTGAGCCCATCGCCCGAGAGTTGCCCATGGAGTATGCGCTAGAACTTAATCGGCTCATCGAGTTGCAGATGGAAGGGGCCGTTGGCTGATGTCACCATCATCCTTCACTCAAAAGGAAGCGGCAAGAAACCCCTTACGATTCATTTGTACCGGGTATTTTTATAGTACTTAATGTACTTGTACCGGTTGATATGTTAGCCACCAAGTTGATATGTTCAATTCGCTAGTAGCTTACTGTATCAATTTGGACGCAAACTTCCCGTCATGGATGTGGGCATGATCTAACAACCACCGATGACGGGCCTGTAAGGCCCCTAGAAGCGACAAAAAGCCCCCCAAGGCGTCATTACGACACCCCAGGGGGCTGCTTCGTTACTGTGGCTCTATAAGTTACTGGCCAGTAATATAGTTTCTATAGTTCCCGACAGGTAATAATCAGGACACCACCTAGACCAGAGGAGCCACGAGGTGGCGAGGTCTGTGTCAACTGAATGTCCTCAATCAGAACCGTGTATGTCTCTGACGCCATGAAGTCCTGCAACACCACGGGTGTGCCCGACAGCAAAGCGTTACGGAGATTAGAGTACCGCTTCTGTGCGTTACCTGGATGTCCTGAGCGGTGACCGTAGCGGTCGGTCTCCTCATCGAAACACAACAGAGGTAGACGCCAACGCTGCTTACGGGCCACCGCCGGCAGTGCCTTAAACTGCCAGCCAGATATTTCAGGGCCAACCGTGTCATCAGACCCAGAACGTTCCAACGTGATCTTCAAGCCAAGCGATTCAACCGGCACAAAAGGCACAACCTGAACCTCAACGTTGGCCGAAGCATCAGGGAACGTGTACAGGTCAGCCTCAGTTCCACCAGCTTGAACAGACTTAACGGCCACCACACCATCAAGCACTGATCGTTTCATAGAAACAAACCGGAAGGATTTATCTTCAAGCGTGCTGTATCGAACCTGACCGGTGTACATGTAGCCGCTCTCCACCAAGTCAGTGGGGTGCTGTTCGTAGATGCCCTCATCGTTTACACCAACGCACACACGACCCGTGCAACCCAGCATGGCTACACCATCAACTACACCTGTCACACCCGTGTCTAGGTCAGCGGCCCAAGCCGCACGACCCTCTTCATCTAGGTTAGACAGATCGATACGGATAAGTCCGGCGTTGCCGGAGCCAACATCATTCACACCTACATCTACAAAGCGGTCAAAGCCGGCAGCGTAACCCGTGGTAGCACCTGTGTAAGTTAGTGGGCCATAAGACACAGAGCCATCAGCACCAAGCAAACCAACACGGATACCGACGTTGGTCATAATGACAAGATAAGAACCAAGGTAGGAGAAGATGCCATAAATGATTTCCCCTACGGGCATCTCCGCTACGGTCACAGCCGATGACAGTTCCGGCAAGTCTCCGCTGCTCTCGTCAACTACAAACTTATAGATCGTTGACAGAGCGCCAGCGTGTCCTGCTACGAGGATGGCACTAGGTGCTTCAGCAGCACCTGTCCACATCCAATCCGATTGCGGGTGTGTGTACAGGACATGAGTACTGATTGCGCCGCCACTGAATCCACCAAGTTCGTACAGCTCGTTGCCCCATGCAGCGATCAGTCGCTGCTTAATCCACCAGCCACGACCGGCATCACTCTTAGAGTGAGTCCATAGGTCTGTCGCTGTTGTGCCATCAGCGTCAGCGTAATCAATACCATCATCATGGAAACCGAACACACCAGAGCCATAAGAAACCAAATACTCAACATCGTTATCCCAGCCAGTGATGGCCGTGGCAGTAGTGCCCTGCCACTTCTTCACACCACCAGCACCATCAAGCCCAAACACATAGCAAGTATTAGCCGTCTCATCTCTAGCCCCAGCAACATTAGCCAAACCAGCGGAGGTAAACGCTTGCCGTACCGTCGGCAGTAGTTTCATCACACCGGCATCCCACACGTCAATACCCTGCGAAGATTTAAACCGTGTCATAATACGGTCATCGTCTGGTGGCTCAAGATAGTTGATACCCGCACCACCAGAGAAGTCACGCTGTGAACGCAACCACCAACCCGTCAAAGACTGTTCACCAGGATCACGGCTGTTATCGAACTGCTCCTTGCTCACAGCAGTGAAGGCACGGATCATCGGGAACTCGTCAGAGGCGACACCACAGAATGGTTGACCAGCGATAGACCACTCGTAAGCGAACGAACCCAACTGGTATTGCGCCAGCTGTGAAGAGTAAGCCAAACCAATATCAAGAAGTGTTGACTCGGTGATGTCAAATGTTGTCATTACTTACCTCGTAGACGTTTGATCCGCTCAGTGAGTCGCTTAATTTTAGTGGGAAGACCGGAGATAGATTCACCCTTGGCCCTTTTTGCTTCCGCTTTTGCTCGCGTACGTCGACGCTGACGTGTAAGCTTGTTGATCTTTGCGGTGTTATCCGGCTTCATCATTCTTCCAACTACCGCACGTTCATTGGCGAGTTCGAGACCGTCAGGGTCGTTCTTGCGACCTGGCGCGTACGTCTTATGAAACTCCAGCGCTTTCGCCGGGTCGAGGTCGTAGGCTTTCATGATGGCGGCGGTGCCTCGGCGCAGTGAGTCCAGTTGCGCGGCAGGCCAAGCCTCGCCGGTTGTGTGATCGGTTT